GGATATCCCGGTTTAAATAATACTTTTAAAAAATTTTTCGATGCATCAAAATCATCATAATATGGATTAATGTTTAAATTTGTTTTTTGCGACATTTTTCTTTAGAATTCCAGAATAATTTTGATGTCTTCTTTTTGCCTAGAGTCTCTTACAACAAGAGAACGATTGTCAATGTAAATAACATCTCCCGTGTTTTTATTTATCTCAGGATCAGCAACCCCTCCTGTGAAAGTTACTCCCAAATTAATTACTTTAGATCCAATTGTAGTTGTAATTCCAGTAAAATTTGTATCAACTGCTGCTGTAAAAGTTCCATCAGAAATTGTATTTGTTGTTGAGGCAAAACTTACAACATTTGCTTTATTAGTAACATCATTTCTGTCAGTTTGATCTAAAGTATTGCCAAAGTTTAAAGATCTATCTTGATAATATTTCAATACATTAGTCTCAGTATCATATGATGCTATATATCCTCTTGCAGTGCCAATTGAAGTAGACTGCTCAATTTTACCTCCAATAGTTGGACTATCACTAAAATCTGATGTTAATTTAATTGCTCCTAATGATGAATAATCACTCGCATTATAAAGAGACGTAGAATTATATTTTTCTGGATTTTTTATAATTCCTACCTGAGCAAATTTAGTATCTGTCGGAAAATCTCTTGTAGAATCATCAAATCTAGAATATGCAAGAACTTTATCCGAACCCAATTCCTCATATATGTTATATCCATGACCTCTTGATGGGGGTATTATTGGAATTAATTTTGCTGGATTTGAAATAGTGTCTGTTGCTCCATGTCCAAAATCAACAATTCCAAATGTATATCCACTACCACCAGAAACAACTGTTGTTTTAATAATAGTTCCAGATGTATTAACTTCTATGTTTACTTTTGCTCCTGATCCATCACCTTTAATATCGTAAGTACCTGCCGTATAAATACCACTTCCACCGTTCTCAATATACACATATTTTATTTGATTATTATTGATATTAGAATCTCCAGAATCTCTTACAGACTGAATTTGAAAATTATCTGACGTTAACCAACCACTCGGAAGAACAATATATTCTGTGGAATCAAATTTGATAATATCGGATGGTGATATAGTAAACAAATACTTCCAAAGATATCCATCTCCACTTGTTCCTGCAGAAGATACTTCTAAATCTGTAAATGTTGGTTCGTCCTGAGATGTATTTCCATTTAACTTTGATGCTCCTCCAATATCACCATGAGATCCATTATAGATGCATATATAAACTTTAAAGTCACTATTGACAATATAATAATTACTATCATAAAGTCTTGCACTTTGTGAAATGGGTGCTAAATTTGAAACACTATAATCATGACGATACATTTCATATCTATTATTTGAAACCCAATTAACTTTTTTTACAACTCTTCTAATATTTGAACTATTTAATTTTTTTCCAAATAATGCGGTATTTCTATAATGACTCAAATACTGTTGATTATCAATTGGACTTGGAGGGTTTGATGGGATATTTCCCCATGACGAAGTTCTGCCAAATCCTACAGGAGTGGATGTTGTTCCGGGATTTGAAAGTCCTAAAAATACATAATAATTATTGTCGGCACTTAAGACAGACTCTACAAAATTATTAGCATTAGCAATTCTAAATTGATCTGTTACTATAGCAGACATATTACACAATTTTTTTAAATATTTATATGGGTTAATTATCTTTTGTGTCGGGAAGTGCTCCTGTCAATCTAATACCTTCACCTCTTCTCTGAATTGTTGGGAAAGTTGACAATCCAACATCAACAGTTTTTCCGGAAACCCCAATAGAAATTGGAGCAGAAGATCTGGTAATTGTAGTAAATAATCCCCAAGAAAATTCACCAACATAATCTCCATCAGTGGAAAGTCCTGTTATATCAGTTCCAGAGTCTATATTGCAAGTAACGATACCAACAAAATCACCAGAACGGCTCAATTGGTTGATATAGTAAATATTATCTAAGAATGTAGTTCCAATACCAACTACAGCAGTATTTGAACTATCCACCGATGTAACACCAAATCCAATCATAGTGTCCTTAACAAATATTGGATACCCAACTTCTAGATCATTTCCAAAATTTGTTGTTCCCATATCGAGGAAAAACTTAAGTGCTAGTGGATGTCCACCAGATCCGGAAGTAGTTCCTATTCCCGTTATAATTCCAGAAAATCCTTTAATAAATTTAATTTGATTGAGATTTTCAATATTTGAATCTGGTAAAGGTGTGATTGTTATGGGATTTGTAGTATATCCAAATCCAGGATTTGTTATTGTAGTTCCAGTAATTACTCCATCAGTGACTGTTCCTGTAGCTTGAGCAGTAGTTCCAATACCAACACCAATTTGGAGTGGTGATTGGAACTTGATATTCACTGTCGATCCTACATATCCACTTCCACCATCTACAATTGTGAGTGAGGAAATTTTCCCACCACCAACGGATGCAGTGATATTAGCAGGGGAAGGATCTACTTTACCATCAACAATAATGCCTGCTACATTGTTATATGGGCCAGGAGCAGTTAAATCATAACCAAAATTACTTATATTATCAACAAAAATTCTGGAATCAGAAGTTGTAATATCTTTAATAATTTTTGCGGTTGGATAAATTTGAGCAATCGTAGATTGTCTTGTCTTGTAAACAAACTCTCCATTAATTACTCTATCAGTTTTTTGTTTTGTCCATGACATTGGTTTATGATTAACTTGATCAATACCTTGATCTACATACAAACTTGTCTCAAATTTGTCTGAAAAAGATATATCAAAAATTGTTCTTTGATCTTGAGTAATGGTTTCTATAATAGAATCATTTTTGAATACTTTAACATCATCACCCTTTTCTAATGTTGGAAGGACATTATTTACCTGTATGTCATCTATACCTCTAGTTCCTCTATAGTAGAAAATATCAATTTGATCTTCTGGTTTTGGTGGAACAGTAAATGCGAATGAAGTGCCCCCATCAAATACATAAGCAACACCAGGATCTTGAATGACACCATTCATAATAACGATCAATACATTTTGGAGTTCTATTACAGAATTTTCAGGTTTTTCGAAACTCAATATTGATCCATTATATTTAAGTGGAAATCTTATTCTAACTCCATCTTGAAAATTCTTAACAGAATCAATATAATCAAGTTCTCCAAATTGCCATGAACCAAAATTATCACTAAAAGTTTCTAATACTGTAAACTCATATTCCGAAATAGGAGATGTTAAATTTTTATCAACAACAAGTCCGACTGGTTTGAATACATCACCTTTTTTAAATGAATATCCAGATCTTGTTATAGAGAAATTTTTAACTTCAAAATAAGTTGATCCAATACCTGTTACAGAACTTTCATTAACATCAATATTCAATAACAATCCAATTCCAGTATCAGTCGTTGCTCCAACACCGACTCTAGAAACACCCACCACTTCAAGATTTTCATATGTTGGTTCGGAAACAAATATTTCTGGATTATTATATCCAGTTCCTCCAGCACTAACATTAAATGATAATGTTCCACCAGCACCAACAGATGCTGTTATTACAGCAACATCTCCAATATGATTATCTTCATGAACACTTATCCCAATCGATACTATTCCATTATATCCAGAACCATTATTATCAGAAATTCCAAGTCCAACAGATACAATTGAACCACCAGCACCAACGACAGCAGTTACTGCTGCACCAGCAAGAGGTGCGTATCCAAGTCCTCCAGTTGATCCTAAAGAAACAATAAGTCCTCCTCTAGGAATTTGATTTTGATTTATATCAGATTCAGAAACCAAAATACTATTAGGATTAATTACATCTGTTCTAATACCACTGAATATAATAGATGATATTCCTGTAGGTGATGTTTGTTCAATAATACGGAAATTATTTTCTGGATTATTTTCAGTTGTTGGGGTTTGAAATATTCCATTAATAAATACGAGTCCATTTCCACCAATTGTTCCGACACCACTAGTATTTGCCCCACCAACAGTGAGTGTAAATGTTCTACCAATTCCATTGAATCCATCAGAAATGTCATCATAAACTTCATTTGTAGTATAATCCTTCCTAAGAAATACTCTACCAGTAAAGTCTGATGTTTCAAATATTAAATTGTTATTAGTTCTCGTAATATTAGAATTTCCTCTAGGTGCTTTTGTAAAGAAAATACTATCATCAACAATATTATAAGATCCTTTGTAAATTCTAGATGATGTACCGTCTGTATGAGATGTTGCAGATGATCCAACAAATCCTCTCTCAACTTCTACTAGTTTTTGGGATCCTATATTTGTTATTGGTCCAATGTTTGAAGTTCCGAAACCAACATTGATAACTTTCATATATTCATTATCAATTCTCAATATATCGAGAGGAGATATGGTAGAAATGCCACTTAAAGCAAAAATAGTTGCTCCTATTGAAATGCTTCCACCATTTCCAGATAAATCTTGTGAAATTTTAGTGAAAGCAATTGGATACTGAACAATATTATCTATAGTGACGATAGCTTTTTCATTTTTCTTTGCCATCGCAAATACGTGAGCATTTCCTTCACCTACAGATGTAAATGTAACTGCCGATCCTGCTTTAGTTGTTGATATCGAAAAACTATCATCAGTATTAACAATCGCAAAAACTTGTGAAGGAAGTTCTTCATTTATAGAACCATTTTTATACATCATTGGAGTTGATCCAATACCGATAAAAGTTGATTTTGGAGTGTATATCAATTCTTCATTGTTACTAAAGAAATGACTATCGATTGAAAATTTGCCCGTTGATAGATCGAGAGTATCACTATCTGATGGATTAAACGATTTTGCAAAAATTGGAGTAGTATTTGATTTCAATACAAAATCATTCTTATTGATTCTACTTCCATTAATTGCTAGATATGAGGAAGTATTTACAGTTTCAATAGAGTTTCCATATAAAAGATTTGGTGCCTGATTAATAAGATCAACCGTAGTATATAAACATTCACTAAAAGAATTAATTTTTATATCTCCAGTAAAGTTAGAATCTGGATAAAACTTAACTAAAACATCATCTCCGGAATATTCTCCTCCAAAAGTTCCTACTCCTAGTGGAGTGGACTCTCCACTTGTACTTCCTATTGATAGTAATGAATATTGTTGAATGTAAATATCAGTAGTATCTTGAACCATCATAATTTGATGGATTGATTTTGTAGATCCAATACTAACTTCAACTAAAGATCTTGCAGAATCAAAAATGTTTTTATCTAAAATTAGGAACGAGGTAGAAACACCAGAAGTTGTTGCAGAAAAACCTGATTCATAAATTGCAGATCTTTCATTACCTGCAGGTTGATTTGGTAAAACGTATCTAAAGGTTCCAACACCAACAGAAGTTGTTCCAAATCCAACTATACGTGTATTAATAATTACATCTTCATCAGTATCATTAGAATACTTTAAATTAAATAATCCTGATCCAGAATCTATATCTGCTTCGAAAGATCCTATAAGATTACTTGATCTTGAAAAATCTTCCGTATCAAAATAGAATTCTGAAATATTTGTATCAGTTCCGTCATGAGTTACATATAATTCAACAAAGTTCATTTCATTAGTAACTTCTTTATAAACCTGTGCATTAACATGGAAAGAGGTAAACTTGTCAGTTGAGACTCCAATAATATTAGTTGTATTACCCGTAAGGGACACTTGACTGCGAGAAGTTAAATCAACAAACCCTATTGATATTGTGCCTACTCCAGTAATTTGGTTATTAAATTTTTTGTCAATATACTTAATATCATATTCAGTATTGTAAGGATCTTTGGGAGTGAATCTCAAATACTTATCATCAAATTCATCAATTTCTATCGAAAAATCACCATATTGTTCTCCAACTATTGTAGTAAATCCCGATCCTACATTAACTAAAGATTGTTTTTCTAAAATAGCAATATTATTATTAACTGAATTATTTAAAAATATTAAACTTGTTAACTGTATTTCATTTTTACCACTTATATCGGAAACTTTAAATAGGTAATTATTATAAGAATTTCCATCATTAATCTTTAATATGTTTTTATATGTAAAAGGTTCATCTTCAAAATTGGAGAATTGATTTGAAATATCATCTATCTTCAAAACAATATTGGATATAGATTCTTGATAATTTGTGAGTCTTTTATTTTTTAATTTTAAGAATTTTGATTTATTTTGTAAAATATCTACATCTGTCACAAAAGCAAAATTATTAACTGTATCAACTCTTTTTTCATCAATATAATTTCTTATAATAGTTGTTGAATCGGAAAAACTAGTAATTCCAACTTTTTCATCTCCATCAGAAATAATCTCCGTATCTGAGAAATTTTTAATGCCAACAGAATGAACTAAACTATTAATAGGTGTTCTAATATCATTCCATTGTTGTTTACTCTTAATAGAGTATGAAAGATTTTGATAGTAATCATTATCTTCAAGAACTTGGACACTTTCACTCAATTTTCCAGTTTCATTTTCCCAACCTTCAGATATTCTATTAGAAAATTTAATATCAAAAATTCCATCATAATTTACTAAGGATTCTATAGTAGCAACATTTCCTGTAGATTTGCCTACAATTACTTCATTAGAGGAAAGATTGTAAGAACCAAATACTTTGAGTGATCCGGAACTGTCGTAACCAATAACCTCAAGATCTCTTTCGATACCATTGGATAATAATTTTTCACCAACTTCAAATTCCGATGGAGATAATGAAATTAAAAAAGTTGGATAATTTGTTTTGGATATAATAGTTCCAAATGAATCTTGAATTGTTTTTGCAATTCCTGTATTTGTTCCTAATCCAGAAATATTAACTGTAACCTGATCATCATTTATTCCAGGTGTAAATTTATTTTCATATTTCGTTACTTCAAAAAACTTATATCCATAATCACTGGAATTAAATCCATCTCCGGTAACACTAAACTTTTCAATTCCCTCTATAAAAACTTTTTCGCCTGAAGTAAAAACATCTGTAGAGAACCCTGCAAGTGGTGTTGTTATAATACATGTAAAAATGCCAGTATTTGATGATTGAACTTCTTTAATACTAACTCCATTAGTATTATCAACAGTAAAAAGTTCTGCCGATTGATCGGATATTCCTTTGGGTAAAATATCAACAATTAAACTGGTGATTGAACTGCCAGTAATTTCTGGTATTATTAATCCACTATTCAATTCTGTTCTTGTATCATTATCTACAACAACAATTTGTGGTGGTGAAGTATATCCAGCACCCCCAGAAGTTATTGTCACAATACCAATTGTATTCGAATCTTTTAATTTAATTTTTGGAGATATAGAAACGTGTGGTCTTAAAGTTATATCCGAAGAATATTCAAAGTTTTCATTAATTATTCTTGTTTCTTCAATTTTTCCAATAGTATCAGAATTTAAAGAAACAGATAAATTTGTTCCACTTATTGTGTTTACATTTGAAAGTGATGGTAATTTTTTATATTCAGATCCACTAGATATAATATTAATTTTATTTACTGGACCAGAAGATGATGTTGAAGTTGTTGTATATTCTAAATTATCGCATTCTGAAGAAATATAATTTAATTTTTCTGGAGATTCTTGTAAAGAAATTTGAAAGCTAGTTGATCCTATACCAAAAACATCATAAGTTTGATTATAAACACTATCGATAAATAAAATTTCGGAGAAATTATTTACATTTCTATCAGAGGAACTTATATATCCAGATTTTTCTAAAGAATAATAAAGTCTTTCTGGCAATCCGGAACTATAATTAATGGTGAATGAAGCATTGGTTGATATTCCTATTGTTCCAACACCAACTGTACTAAAAGTTTCTGTAGAACCTGTTGATATAAACTCACTATTAAAATCTTGATCGTAATAAAGTTTAAACTCATATCCAGATAAAGAAGAATCCGATAAATCAAATACTAAATTATTATTTGCAATTGTTTGTATTTGTGGATTAATTGGTGATATTGATTGTGAAGGTCCTCCTGTAGAAGCAAAACTTACGACTATTGGAGGATTTTTTTGTGAATTAATATAAGTTTCACAGAATTTTATAGTATTTTCGTCAGTTTTATAAATGTAGTATTCTCTCTCAGTATTACCATCTTCGTAAAAAACTTTATCTCCTGTTATTAATCCATGTTCCGAAATAGTAATTTGATTAGTTATAGTATTGATTCCTGTAGAGTTAAACCCAATAGGATTAATCACAATACTATCAATTTTGGATTTGTAAATAACATTAACTGCTATTGAAGTTCCAATACCCACTGAAAGGTTTGGTTTCACATTCATAGTGATTGAATCACCCTTAACTAATCCATGCGAATAAGAAGTTGATATTGAAACAGTTGAGGTA